TCCATATATTTTTTTAACATATATATTGTAGTTGAAGGAGCAACACCGCCTTTAATTTCTTTTACAAATTCTAAATTTTCTTTTAATGATTTTTCTTTAGGCATAGGATTAGAAGTTGTTGTATCTACCATCATAGAAGCTGAGGGTTGAACTATTTTTTCTGTTCCATCTGCATAACCCATTCTACCACCCATATATGCAGGTTCTCTATATGTGTTTGCTGCAGTAGTAGTTCCTTTAACACTGTTAAACAACTGATCTATTTCTATCACGGACATATTTTTTACCATATCTCCATATCCTTTTTTAACTAAAAAATCTTTTTTAGGATTAGTTCCGTCGTCATAACCCATTCTACCACCACCAGCTTTCATGTTCCTTTGTACAAATTCTTCTATCTGTGTTGGTGTAGCATCTTGATTTAAATTAGAATAATATTGTCTTAAATAATTTGCTAAAGCTTCAGGGTTAGATTTTAATTCTTCTATTTGTTGATCTTCCATACCACCAAATGCACCACCAAGAGCTAAAGCTCCTCCAAATTTTTGCATACCTGATAGACCACCTATAAAACTTTTAGCTTTACCAAACATACCGGCTAAACCACTTCCACCACTAAATAAAGAACCTAATCCTCCAGGTATTAATGCGTTAGCACCAAAACCTAATATAGCTGCTTTACCTATAGGTGACTTAACTATTTTTTTAATTCCTTTACCAATAGACTTTACGAAACTTCCTAGTCCGTACATTTGTCTTGGCATTTGTGATCTTGAAATTGGCATTACTCTGAACCTGCTCCTAATGGTGGCATTGCTGCTACTTTAATTTTTAATGATCTTGTCACGTGTTCTCTTTGTGTTGCTGTTTCTACATTATTAATATCATCTTCTGCTTCTTGATCGGAATTATATTCATAACTTGTTTGCGTATTTCTTAATACTACCTCAGTTTCACACTTAACAACAGGTACTTTTTTACCATTTATCATTGTGTATGCTACTGATCCTTCTTCTTTAAATGCCATATTTTTTCCTTAGTCTCTGTTTATTTCTAGTAAAGATGCTACTACATGTAACTCATTAGCATCAGATGCGGTAACTTTCAATACCTCACTTTCTAATAAAATTAATGGTTCTGTTAGTAGTTGTTCACTAGCATTAGAAGCTATTGATTTTGTTTTAAATAAACTAAATACAGCACTAGCTGCATTAGTTAATGTTACTGTTATTGTTGCTGCACTTCCAGCATCATTTGATACTAATAAAGATTTTACGATTGCTCTAGAATTAGAGGGCGCTGTATATAAAACTGTTTCTCCCGTAGTAGTTAAGTCTACTTTTGCATTTGTATATATATTAGCCATTAAGCCACGCAAACCTTTCTTGTTCTTGTTTCTGTTCGTTTAAAAACGTAGAATTTAATTGTTCTACAATCAAAGAAATTGCTCTGTTAATTTGTTTCTGGTTAGAAAAGTCGTACTCTTCTTTAGGCTCCGGTAATCTAATTACTACTTTTGCCATGTCTTTTATTTTCTTGATATCCTAAAATAGGAGGCATTACAGTTAATATAGATCCTATGATCATTGACATTGGATAAATACAAAAATCAGCAAACGTTGAACCTATAGTTCTTTTACCATAAATTTTATGATTATAAAAATCTCTTACTCTATCGGATGACCATTTATATTTAGAAACAAGATTATCAGCCATAACTCTTCCCCAAACATCATATCCTCTTTGCCAAATTTTAGATTGTTTTCTGTGCCAAACTCTAAGTTTTTTAACTTCTAGTAATGTCATGTCGCCACGTTCATTAGCTGCTGTACAACAATGAGTTCCAGTGTTACTACCACTATCATTTTCATTTCCTGTTTCTGTATTAAATGTATCTGTGTCTCCAGGATTAGGAGTATTATCTGAACTAGTATCACCAGCCATATAATTAGCATCACTGTATTGATCTCCACCGCCATAGTCATAAGTTCCTGAATCATCATAATCAAAAGGATTTACATCAAATTCTGGATCTAAACCTATAAAACCTGAAGTACCTGGATTTACACCTGGATTAAAACCTGCATTATCGTTATCATTTTTTATTTCAAATCCTCCTGGAGGTGTTGTATCTGGAGGTGTTATACCTATATCTTTCTCATTTTCTCCAGTTTTATAAGGATCTGTTATATATGTAGGAGCTGTTTGTGTATAAATACTATTAGCCTTATAAATATTTGGATTTGTAAAATCTAGGGCCGTTGGATCAAACTCTTCATCTTTTTCTTTTTCTGTATTAATCATATTATTTATATCTAATTGATCATCAAAAGATACGTAATCAGGATCTTTTTCTAATGATTTAGCATCAAAAACTGTGTCTGCTCTAGTTTTAGCAGTGCCTAACATTTTTTCTTCTGCTGCATCAAGAGCTGCTAACTTCGCTGCTTTCTGTGCAGGGTCTTTCATTTTAGCATTAATCATATCTCTTCTTTTCTGAAAAGTTTCTGCAGTTACTTTATTAGCATTGTAACCTGCCATAATATTTTCTGCTGTATTTATATTTCCACCATCAGATACAATTCGTCCAATGTCATCAAGCATTATGCCTTGACCTAATAATTCATTTTCATAAATTGCTCTTTGGTTAACAGGCATCATATTACCTAAAGCATCTAATCCTTTACCTACAAAACTATTTTTTAAATAATTTGCAGCTGCACCAGGTAAACCTTTTAATTGTTTATCTCCTGCATAACTCATTAAACCATCTGCGTTTAATGCACCTGTTGCTTGATTAGCCATAGGATCACCCATCATAGGAAAAGCATCATTATATACAGTTGATTTATAAGGACGTTCATTATAATTACTTTCATTTCTTGTTCTATTAGGATCAGGATTATAAACACTAAATCCATCTCCACCACCTTGTACAGGTAATATTCTTTTTACTGGTGCATTAGGATCTTGAGGTGGACGAATAATAGGTCCTATTGTAGGTGGGTTAGTTCTGTCATATTTAAAAGTCTTAGGTAAAGACTGATTTAAATACTGCATTGCTAGATCATATAAAGTTGCCATTATCTTTTACCGTCTGGTTGTATGTCAATTCGTAAGGTACCAAAACGCCAAGATTCACTAACATCTGTATTTTCTATTTTAATGTTAACAAACCTGCCTCTGGCTCTTGTATCCTTTTTATCAGTACTTGAGTTAATTGTAAAGGGGCTTAAAGAAGTGTTTGTATCTGATTGTTGAGGATAACGCTTAACAGCAAGTGTTACTTTTGCATTACCCTGTAAGTCTTTAAAGTCTGGTACAAATCTTCTCATAGCTAAAAATACTTCTCCAGATATACCGGGTCCTGTTGATTTACCCTGTGCATTTTGTTGTCTTGATTGTATATCGAAATCATATGATTTTACAAATGATGTAACTGTTGTTGTGGTACCATTAGGATTGACTTGATCTGTTCCAACTTCATGTTCAAATAAAGTAGTTTGACCTAAACCTGATTGACCTACTATTACAGGAAAAGTACCAGAAGCTGAGTCATCAAATTTAGTAGCTGATGGTTTAGGATATACACTAGCATCAATCCAAGAAGTTCTAGCTTCTGTTCCTATATACCAAACACCACCTTTCATAGCTTCTCCATAATTAAATACAACGTATTGATCATTGTAATCAGAACTAGTTGATGGATAATACCAAACTACTTCAGTATATAAATTATTTATACCTGCATAAACTTGTTGACCTTTTGTTGTATCTGCTTGATCATAAACATAATCTTCAACAGAACAAGGTAATGATTTAACTGTACCATCAAACATAAAGAAACCATTATTAGACATCCAAAACGCAGCACCATCAATTTCAATAGCTGCATTTTTACCAATCAATCCACAGTTAGTACCAACTTGCTCAAAACCAAATGTAAAAGGTGCACCAATAAATTTCATTGTATACAAAGCATTATCAGTCCAAACTAAAATTGTTTCTTTTGCTTTTAATGAACCTATAATTTTTGTACCATCTTGTAATCTTTGTGAACCTGCTGAGTTAATTGCCGTAGGTGTATAATTATTTATGTCTTCTTGATCAGAAAATCTAATAAACATATCATCTTGAGAGGTTGTATCTCCAATAATAGTTTCTGTTCCTAAATGAATTAAGTGACGTGTTGTAGGTGATACTAATGTAACTCTAGTTGCTGTTGGATTAGCTGAAGTAGAAAAACCTGAAGTTGATGTAGATGATCTAGTTGTAAGTCTTGCAGCAATTCCTGCATCCCATGTAAAAGTTTTTCCGTTTGCAATAGTTGCAACTAATACTTGACCAAAATTACTTAAACTCCAGAGGCCTGGTTCAAGAGAAACGTCAGATGCTGAAGCTGCTTCTCCCCATGCGCCGTTACTCCAAGTGTCAATACCCCAACCATAACCATAAGATTGTTCGGCAGGTCCAACAGTTTCATAAGGCTTAACTTCTAAACTACCACCTGTTGAAACAGTTCCTGTTGCATTACTTGATTGTGTAATTGTAAATACGCTTGAACTTGTAACACTTGTTACTTGAAATAATTTATCTTCAAAATCAGAGTTTTGATAACCTGTACTACTTGGTAAAGTTACATTATCTAATAATATAATGTCACCTGCATTTAAACCATGATTTGATTTTGTTATAGAACAGATAGCAGAGTTATTAGTTGTTGCAATGGTGCAAGAAGCTAGTGTAGTTTTTAAAGGTGTGATGTCATATAATTGACCTTCAAAATATATAAGTAAAAATTTATCTGTACCAATTGCAATGTATCTATTTCCATCTAAGTCTACAAAAGCAAACTGACGTCTTGCGACACCTACAATTGTATCTATAACTAACGATGACCAACCACCTACTTTCTCTGGTAGTCCATATCTAAATCTTGTATTATCACAATCAATCCATCTGTTTTCTGCACCAGATGTAGTATCTTGTTTATCAATTCCTGGTAAAACTTTAAAATCAATTAGAGCCACTATATATGCTCCTATATGTTATCTTTGTATATCCAGCCTCTAGTTGCATTGACATACACTAAAGTAAATGCAGCACCATTAGTTGAAACAACTAAATTAGAAGCGGCACCTAAAATATTAGAACTGTTTCTACCGATTGTTAAATTGTTAGATCCAAAAGCATTACCACTATCAATAAAATGTACTTCATTACCTATTGCAGGAGATGCTGGTAAATTAATTGTAACTCCTGTACCAATACCACTTCCTGAAGTATTAACTAATAATTGATCACCATTAACTGCTGTATAAGTAGAAGGTGGTGTGTAATATCCTTTTGTTTGTATTTTTCCTGTAACGTTTGTACCATCAGAATATAAAATAGTAGTTGATCCTACAGGTAAAGTAACACCTGTTCCTGAAACTGTTTTAACTGTTAATGTATAATTAGAAGAAGATCTTGCTGTTGCATCTTCTATTATAAAAACTCTTTCAGCACCATCCGGCATAGTAACTGTTCTAGCTGCTGTTAAAGTTCCTGTTAATTTGTAGTATAAATTTTTACCGTTTGCTGTAGCGTGATTAGCTAAAGATAAAGCAACGTCCGCTCCACCCACTGCAAGTGATAAATAACCACTAGCTGCTTGTTCTAAAATTTGTAAGTTTGTATTTGTAATAGTTCCCCAGGTTCCTGATTTTTCCCCTGTAGTTATTAATTCTAGTTTTAAATCTGTCGATGTACTTGATGCCATAATTCTCCTATGCGTCTGGGTCTATTGGTACCCATACTTGATTAACCCCTGGGGGTATTGGATTCCATGTTATAGCACTTACAGGGTTAGTTGCAAGGTTAAATTGTTGTCCTGTAACGTTTACTGTAGTTATTAAACCAATTGTTGTATTGCCTATTGCTATATTTAATCTATTACCATTAGCTAATACAGTAATATTCTGTATACCGACTCCGGCAAAAGTAGTTGCTGCAAAAGGTGTTGCTCCAAATAACATTACGGTGTTTGAATCCTTGTCCAAGTTTGTGAGACGCCTGGTACTACACCATCCCATTGTTTAATATTAATAGAAGTAGGTACCGCTACTTCTAGACCTATACCTGTTGGTAATGCAGTTGCTTTAGCTTTAACAATTACTGTTCCAGTAGATAAGTTTTGTCTATTAGTTGTAACAATAGCAGTTGCATTAGCTTTAGCTGTAGCATCTCCAATAGCGATTTCAATACCACTTCCAGTAGTTGTAATTGTTGCTTTTGCAACGATTGTAACTTCTCCTGTATCAGTATTGATCCTTGATCCCTGAGGCAAGACTCCTGCTGCAGCAGTCGTTGTAACTGTTCCAGTAGACTCATTAATCCTTGACCCTGTTACATTATATTTAAATGCAAGTGTAACTAATCCAGTAGCCTCATTAATTCTTGATCCTGTTGGTATGATTTTTGCTTTACCAATGGTTACAACTGATCCTGTATCTAAATTTAATCTGTTACCAGATACTCCAACTACATCAGCAGCTTTAGCAATTCCTGTATCAATATTAAATCTATTTCCTGTAACACCAAAGTTAGCTGCTGCAGTAACAGTGACAGAACCTGTAGAGAAATTTAATCTTTGACCTGTTGGAGATACGGTTTGGTTAATATTAATTTCAACATTACCAATTGTAGTATTTAATCTACTACCCGTTGGTAGTACTAAAGCGTTTGCAATGATTGTTGGGTTACCTGTAGACTCATTGATTCTTGAACCAACGACATTAACGAATGCATTAGGGTTAAAGCCTACATCTGAAAATGCAGCTGAGGCGAAGGGTGTTGCGCCAAAGTACATGGCGGGTTACCTGGCCGTCGCCGGAATATTATTGCTGCCAACTAAACTTTGACCAAATGCCATGTAGATAAAAGTATTATTTACTTTATTACTGTCTGAATCTGCATTTTTTAATTTGAAACCGTTGGATAAAAAATCAATATCTGTATTAGCATCTCCTACTAATTCTACAGCAGTACTTTGTGCCTGTAGTCTATGGTCAGCAGGATTATCAACATCTCTTATACCATCATACATTTGCCAACCAGCAGCACTATCTTTATTTTTTACAATTAAAAAAGTAGGTTTAAATCCTGTGTAAACAAATGGTCCATTAGCATTTCCATTACCAATATAAGAACCAAACTTGCTGTAACCAATTTTTTTTTCTGCGAAGCAGTAGGCTACATATGTTGCACCACTTTTATTATGTTTATCATTTGCACCTATATAAAAAACAGATGAACTAGGAGTTGTGTTTTGCCAATAATTTACTGAAGAACTTTCTGCATTAGTTAAGTTTAAATTCATTGCATGAGTATTTCCTAATGATTTATGATATACTAGCCAATCTTCAGCAAAACTTGTAGCTTTTATAATTATCATAGCTGGTGCTACTCCAAGACCATGACCAACTGTAGCGGTAGAACCTGTGCCTGTGTATGTTGAAATTGAAAATCCTGCAGTAGTGTTAACTGATGTGTAAGCAGTGTTTATAGAACCTGCTGTATTTGATGAACCTTGACCACCACCTGCTTTCCAGTTCCATGATACGATACCATTTCCATTACCATTAGAAGCTACATCATTACCAACAGTAAAACCATCAGATAAAAAAGCAGTTTGAGTTGCTGCTTGTGTGCTTTCAGCACCAGTTGTATCTGAAAAAATAGCTTTTGAAACTCCTCTTACTGCATCAAAAAGAAAATTTGATTGAACAATACTTCTATTTTTAATCCAAAGCCAATCAGGTTGAAAACCCACACCTGTAATATTTCTTGATGAAGTACCATCTCCTGTATAAAGTTTAGTATTAAAATGCTCTGTAGATTTATTAATTGTTGTGTATGCCATTATAAGTTTAATCCTTTTGTTGATAAAGCAGTATAACCACTTGGTACATCATACTCGAAAATTCCGTTATTACTAGCATTAGTTCCTGCACTAGATATTGCTGTTGTTCCAAAGTAGCCATTGCCAAAATTAGTTCTCCATTCTCCACCACCATTCATATACCAAAAAGGAATTAATTCGTTTTGTGTGTATGTAAAAGCTGAATTAGTTTGTGAACTATTATTAACTAATACACTATTCTTATAAAATTTTATTGTGCCATTTTCTGTATCTACAGAAACACCTATAATATCTCCATCTGCATAAGTTACTCCTGTATTAATATCAGAAAGACCAAAACCATTTTGATAAATATATCCATCTCCAAAATAATTAACTCTATGACTATGAATAGCAGCATGATTACTTCCATCTACACTTGCTAAAGTTAATCCTAATCCTGTAGACCCAGCACCCTGTTTGTAAGTTTCCCAATAATATTTACCATTACCTAAAGCAATTGTTCCTAATACATTAGAATTAGTATTTTGGCTATTTCCAAGTACTGTATTACCTTTTGATAAAACTGCATCTGAACCTTTTGATAATGCATTCATTGTAGCAAAAACATTGCTTGGACTATCTTCTGTTTTTGTAAGTGTACCACCACCAACTGTAAATGTATTAGAATTAGGAGAACTATCTGTTACTGAATTACCATCTTTTAAAATCCAAAAACCATTACTTCCCCAATTAGAAATAGTAGGTGATGGATTTATTTTCCATTCTCCAGT